CCTGATACTACTACCATTATTTTTCTTGGTAGTTTTGTTCTGTATGTTTGTCGCAGTGCGAGGTGATGATAGTTATTTTTGTGACATTGACCGAGTAATCGTTCAGGAAGGTGACACTCTTAGTGGTCTCGCAGTCCGTTGGTGTCACGGCAACACACTGGAAGCGACTGATGACCTAGTAAAGAAGTACGGTCAAGTAATCCAAGTGTCGCAGGAAATAGTGTTTGACAGGTGAAATAAGAGGTGTAGGTCACTTACTCCAGTGGTAAGAGGGCAGAGTGTATGCTTGCTTTCAGATAAATCTAACTACGAAGCAACCGAGAGATAAGGCGTTATGGCACACTCACTAGAAGTAGACAACAAGGGCATAGCGAGAATGGCTTATGCTGACCGTGAAGTCCCGTGGCATCGTCTAGGTGTTCCTATGAAGGGACTACAGACGGCAGAGGCAATGCTCCAAGCAGCGCAGGCTGACTTTGATGTGGTCACAACGAAGGTCGCAGTCGTAGACGCAGAGGGCAACCTCATTAGAAACCCTGACAACACGCCAGTGATTATTGAGGACAGCCGAGCAACCGTGAGAGTAAATCCTGACGGCACATTTGACGGACTAGCCACAGTAGGTACTCGCTATGTCGTACAGCAAAACCGTGAGTGCTTGGATTACGCCCTCGCAATAGTCGGGGCTTCGAAGGGGGACGCAGTAGTAGACACTTGTGGCGTACTTGACGAAGGCAGAGAGTTCTTTAGTTCTCTTGACTTGGGGCAACTCATCATTGACCCCACGGGTATCAACGACAAGATAGACCGTTACCTACTAGTTCGTAATGGTCACGATGGCAAGACGGCTATCACCTTTGCTAACACCTCAATCAGAGCAGTATGTAAGAACACCGTAATCGCAGGTCAAGCGTCTGCCCGTCGTGTGTTCACGGCACGACACACTCGTAACGCTGACAACGCCATTGAGGAAGCACAGAAAGTTCTAGAAATATCAACGGAGTGGGCGAAGTCGTTCCAGTTTGTAGCCAATAAGTTGCTCACCATCAACGTTCCACCACGAAGTGCGCAACTCGCAACGATACTTGACAAGGTGTTCCCCAACGAAACGAACGGCACTGATAGGCAAAAGAAAAACCGTGACGGAGTAGTAGCGCTTGTTCGTGGAGTGTACGACAACGAAAGAAACGCAGGTGGCTACGGGTATAACGGGTGGAGTGCGTACAACGCTATTGCCGAATACCTTGACCATTATCGTGAAGGCAAGGCAGATGAGCGTGCGCTTGCCTCAATGAATAGCAATTCCTGGGTCACACAAAAGAAGGTGTTGGCGCAAGAAGTTATTCTGTCTTTGGCTTGACAGTCATCACAAGTATCATTGATTACTAGAGCCCCGGTACAACGGAAGGCAGGCTAATGGAAGAAGACTTTGAGTTTGACGGAGACGATGGTGATATTCCGTCACGAGAAGAACTCGCCGTATGGCTGAGTGAGTTTATGACCAACACAGCCGAGGCAGAGATGATGTACCGTGCCCATTTCTGCGATTTAGTAACCAACCGTGTCTACAACGAGTTTGGCTTTGAGGGTCTTTGTGAACTACTGATGAGCATTGACAAGAGGGGTCATTGGATTAGCGACATAATCATTGAGAACAACGACCTTGACGATATTTTGTTTAAGAAGTACGGCGTTTTTGATACTGACGCAATAAAGAAGGCACGCACCACTGACGCAATGGCTGAAATGAACCAAAAAATATGGAAACTGCGCAGAAAATACGCAAAACTAATTGCTGATGAGTTGATGGGCATAGTTCCCGACAGCAAGGTCGAATAAGCCCCGCCACACACGCAGACGAGAGACAAGGGCTGTGTGCCCCTGCCTCTGTCCACTAGCGCTTCTTTCGGCGCTTGGTGTTGTGGTACAAATACCACCACAACCCCTCGCCACCGTGACCGAGTTGCTCAAGTTCCAACTCAAGTGCGCTTGAGTGAGCCCAATACTCCTCCAGTTCCTCAGCGCCCATTCCCGTTTGGGTTGGGCAATGTAGAACTGCTCTCATAATGAGCGCCTTTTGAGTTTCGGTCAAGCGCCAAATAATCTCCCTTTTCATTTTGTTCACCCCCTTTCAGTTGGGCTTCGTTTGCCTTATTCCCCGTGGAGATAGGCGACCAGCTCTTCTTCGGTCATCTGCGACTGATGATAAGCCTGTCGCCATTCAGATGCGATACCCCCACGGTTGACGAAGTTCATACAAAACTCCGCTTCTTGCTCGGCTTCGTACATAGCGTTTGCGTCTTTCACATACGCCTCTTCCGAAGCGAAACCCGCCTCTTCCCATTCTTCCATTTTGTGCCCCTTTCAGTTGGCTTGTGTGCCTTGCGGCAACGCAATCCTAATACGGGGGTGCTTCAGATTTCCAGCGTGACGAGACGGCGGGGCTCACCGTGCGCGCGATAGCAAGTCAAGTATCAATTGCGTAGCACCACCACTCGCAGCAAACTCTCCACCTTCTGTCGCAGCGTTCACTACCTTGCGCTTTTTCTCAATAAGTGCGTAAATCTCTTGGTCTATCGTGTTGTCAGTGAGCATATAAGTAGCCGTGACGCTTCCCTTTTGCCCAATTCTGTGTAGACGACTAAATGTTTGGTCTAAGTCCGATGGTGTCCACGGTAGTTCCACGAACAAAATGTCTTGTGCTGATGTGAGCGTGTGTCCCGTCTTGGCTGCCTGAATAGACAACACAATGACTGGCGCAGTCTCTACGGGTTCGTCTTGGAACCTCGCCTTCTGTGCTTCTATCTCCTCAACCGACATACCTCCCTGAATACGAAGGTTGCCGAACTTCTTTGCCAAGTCATCAACAATGTCTCTGTGGTGAGCGGCGATTACAACCTTCTTGCCGTCATCAATGCGGGACTGTACCCACTCCTCAACCATTGGCATCTTTGCTTTGGCTGACAGTCTCCTCAAAACGGATAACTTCACGAGGTGTTCGTTACTTTCTGCTCTTATTTTCGCCACAACGGCTGCCGAGTGAGGGCTTTCTCCGAGTTCTATCGCTATCTCTTTGGCTCTGTCCGTTATGTACTTGATTATGTCTTGTTCTGCCTTGCGATACTCCTTGAGCCCCACATCAGTACCCTCAACAAGAAGTGGACTATGTATCACGGGTGGCAGTTCAGTAAGTACCTGCGACTTGGTTCGTCTTATGTAGCAAGTACCACGCAACCTGTCGTTGAGTTCGTCAAGATGAGAGTGACCACTGATATTCCACTGACCAAACTTGTCTTGGAACGCTGAACAATATCGTCTATAAAATCCCCACAACCCACCAAACTCTTTCAGTTTTCCAATGATGTCAAGTTGGCTGGCGTACTCTGCTGGTCTATTGGTTACGGGTGTCCCAGTGAGACATAACACAATTCCATCTTTATCTGCCGACTTAGCCATCTTTATCGCTGACTTGGTTCGTTGGGCAGTGGGTGTCTTTGCGTAATGGCTTTCGTCAAAAATGTATGAGTTATGACTAGTTAGTTCTTTTTCCCAGTGTTGGATATTTGAGTAACCAACCACAACCACGTCGTACGTCCGGGGCTCCGGGAAAGACTTGCGACTTGTTACCACTTCCACCTTTCTGTGAGGCAACCACCTATTCCACTCTGCCTGCCAGTTGAGTACGAGTGTTGGTGGGCAAACAATGACTACTGGGTAGGTGTCTGAACTCTTAGATGAATACTCCAGCGTTGCTATTGCTTGTATCGTCTTGCCAAGTCCCATTTCGTCTGCGATAAAACATCTCTTAGCCTTTGAGGCGTACTCCACGCCTGCCCTTTGGTACGGCAATAGTGTTCCTTGTAGTAGCGGGACTTCGATATCTGCGTCTGTTGAGCGTGACGCTTCCTTTAGTTCATCTAACTTCTTGTTTATTGAGGTGGAAACACCGTGTACTTCAGGCGATACAAAAACATCAAACGACTTAGCCCACGCAATTGCTTCGCTTGCTGACGCTAGTGGCGCTCTCCAAGCCATCTCTTTGTTATCCCAAGTGACGCCTGCTATCTGCTTGACTACCTTGAGTACAACTTTGTCGTAAGGAAACTGTATGAATACCCAGTCACCTTTCACATAAACACCTTTTCGTGACGCTCTAGTTGGTGCCGTGAACTTCATTACCTCATCTGATATGTCAAAACCGTGCTTGACA